AGAGAAAAATAAAATGACTATCGGTGATTCATCCGAAATCCTAGACTTAGGAGAAGAAAAGGAAGCTGAAGATGTTGAAGCATCTGAAGAAGAACTTTCTGAAGAAGTATCTGAAGAATCTAAAGAAGAAGAATTAGCTGAAGAAGCTGATGTTGCTGATTGGGCAGGTATGGAAAAAAGAATTAAAAATTTAGAGGATGCAGTTGCTGATTTAAAAGCAGATAAAGTAGAAGCATCTGCTGAATTATCTGAAGAAGTTTCCGAAGAAAACAAAGAAGAATCTGAAGAAGATAAAACAGAAATGAGTTCTGAAGTTATAAGCGAACTTATGACACAAATAGAAGAACTTAAAAGTAAAATAGTTGAATTAAGTGGCGAACCTGCTACGGAAGGTATTTCTTACAATCCTGAAGGTGAAAACTTTAGTGCAACTGTTGATTTAGCGAAACTGTCACCAATGGAGAGGACAGCATATTACATTAATAACAAATAAATTTAAAAAAAATGGCGAATAAAATTCAATTATCAAAAAGACGTGAATTTGATATTACTGTAAACGGTGATACTTATGCCGGTGTCCATGCGATGCCCTACGTCACAGCAGCATTACGCTCCCCAGATACGGTGGCGAAAGGCTATGTTAGAATCTTAGATGGTTTAACAAAAAGTGCAGTAATTAACAATATAGCTTGTGCTAATCCTATTGTTGCTGCTGCGTGTTCTTTCTCTAGCGGAAATGACACATCAACAAGTGAGCAAGTCCTTAGTTTGACTGATTTAAAAGTAAATGAGGAAATCTGCAGGGGGACAATTTTCCCTACCTGGATGGGACAAGGAATGGACAGAAATGGTAATTTACCGCAGTCTTTTTCTGATTTCTTACTACAAGTAGTTGCGGGTAAAGCTGCTGCTCAATTAGAAATAGGAATATGGCAGGGTGCTTCTCCTTTCGGAACAGGCTTCTTATCTGATGATGGAACGCAAGACGAAACAGGTGCTGATGCTTCAGCGTGTAAAGATTTCTCAGAAGTAGATTTTGCTGATGCTTTAGCAGCTTCAGACATCTTAACTGATATGGCTGCTGTTTATGACAAAGCTGCTTCAGATATTTCGGGAATACTTACTAAACCAGGCGTTGGTTTCTACATGAACAACAAAACTTATGGATTCTACATTCAAGCATTAGCTGCTGCGGGTTCTAATCAAGGACAAATTTCAGGATTAGGATTTGATGCAAAAGCTGATACTGCAACTTATTTCGGTTATCCAATTTACAGATGTCCAGGAATGTTTAACGATACTATTCTTTTCACTTATCCTGAAAACTTAGTATTTGGAACTAACCTAGCTACGGACTGGACTGAAGCAAGGTTAATCCCTACTTACGAATATGATGGTTCAGACAACGTAAGAGTTGTAATGAACTTTGCAATTGGTGTTCAAACTGCTGTTGCAACTGATGGTGTATATGGTTCAACTGTTTGGACTTAATAGATACTTTAAAATGGGTGGTTGAAATATACCACCCTTTTATTAACTTTTAAAAAATAAAATAAAATGGCTTGTAATTTAACAGCAGGACGATTAGTAGATTGTAAAGACCAAATAGGCGGTTTAAAAACCCTATTTTTCTGTGCAAATTATTCTTCTAATATAGGTCAACACATGACAGTTAATGGAACTGATCCTTTGCAAATAGATACAGCGGGGTTTACAGGTTGGTCAGCTTATGGTACGCCAACAGGTTCTACAATGACTTTATATAAATATGACCTAAGACCAAATTTGTCAAGTATGACTGTAAATGTTAATGCTGATGCAGCTACAGGAACTACATTTTTTTCACAAACTTTATCAGTAACCTTACAAAAGATAAACCCTGCAACATCAAATCAAATTAAGTTGATGTCATATAATAGGGTTCAAATTTTTGTACAAGATAATAATGACAATGTGTTCTTATTAGGTCTTGATAACGGTTGTGATGTAACAGGTGGAACTATTGTTAGTGGTGCGGCAAAGGGAGACATGAGTGGATATACTTTAGAATTTAGTGCAGAAGAAAAAGAACCTATATACTCAATTAAGAAAACTAATGGTAGTGGAACAGATTATCCATTTGACCAATTAGGTGATGCAGATTCTGAATTGACTATAGTTTCAGGAACATAATCGTTACTCTATAAAAAAGAAAGAAGGGGTTTTATTGCCCCTTTTTTTGTACACTAAAAAACAATAATCTAACTTTTATATTTATTAATAAACACTATGGCTTGGAAAGTAAAAAAAGAATACGAAGGGAAAACCGTTCCGAATTGTAACGCACCCCTAAATGACTTAACACAATGGGAAATAAAGAAACTAGGTGAAAGCATTAGAAATTCTTATTTCATAGAAGAAAAACCTAAAAAGAAGAAGAAATATGACTTGGAATCTTAAAAAAGAATGGAAGGATTGGATTGTTTTTTCTATTAATAAACCTTTAGATGAACTATCACAAGAAGAAATTTTAGCTTTAGATGAAGACGTAAGATTATCACTATATACAGAAAATAAATAATATGATTCAATTAATACAGTATTCTTTTGTTAATGTAATCCAACAGGGATATGTTAGTATTTATGATGAAATGACTAGCATGGCTTATAAGCCTTTACTTTCTTTTGAAAGTCAATTAACAGGAAATACTAAATTAGCATTGCCTTATTCCTTATATTTGACTAATCAAGTACGGTCAGTTGGTATTGGCGTTAAAGTTGTAGCACCTGGTGGTACAGAAAATTTATCAGCAGGAGATATTTTATTTGGAACTGATGATTTTCCTTTTGGTTTTTATAATTTAACTATATACCAAAATAACAACGATACTAATTTAGTGGTAGCTAATACTATTAAAGTTGTTTATAATGGTTTGGTTAATTTAAAATTTGCTACTATTACAGGTGGTTCTACAGTAGATTACAAAGCATACACAACTAACGATACAGACACAGAAAGTGTTTATATAACAATATAATTATGAATTTAGATTTAATAAAATTATCACATTATAACATACCTCATTTAATTGAAGATACTCGAAATGATTGGGTATCGTTTGGTGAGGATAACCTTTATCCAAATTATTTGCTAGAGCTATTCTTAGGAAGTGCTATTAATGGTGCTTTAGTTAAGTCAATAGGGGCTATGATCTATGGTGAGGGTTTAGCTGCTACTAATGTTGATGAGTCTACAGACACTAAAGAGTCTTATTTGCGTTTAACGGAACTATTACATAATTCTGATGATGATGTATTAAAAGACCTTGCATTAGATTTAAAGCTATTCGGTGGTTGTTATGTAAATGTAATATGGTCAAGAGATAGAAGTAAAATAGCTAAGATGATTCACATTCCTGCACAATACATACGTTCAGGTAAAATGATAGATGGTGAAATAGATACTTATTATTATTCTGCTGATTGGTCTAAAGCTAAAAAATCTGAATACAGACCAAGACCTTATGCAGCCTTTAATACAGAAGATAGAACACAAGCTAGTCAAATCTTAATGATTAGAGATAAAAACCCTGCATTATTTTATGGCTTTGCACCTGATTACGTTGCAGCTACAGATTGGATTCAAATGGAATTAGAGATTGCTCAGTTTCATTTATCTAATATCACTAGTGGTATGACACCATCAATGCACGTAGGTTTTAGTAATGGTGTGCCTACAGAAGAAGAACGCCGAACCATTGAAAGACAATTAAATCAAAAGTTTGCAGGAACAGGAAATGCAGGTAAAATCTTAATCACATTTAATGATGGTAAAGAAACAACACCCACTATAGAACCTATCCAAATGAATGATGCTCAGTCAGCGTGGGTAGAAATGTCTAAACAATCCGTTAATCAAATACTAGCAGGTCATAGAGTTACATCACCTATATTATTTGGAATACGAGCAGAAGGCGGTGGTTTAGGTAATAATGCAGACGAACTAAGGGACGCATTTTCACTTTTTTCAAATACTGTGATTGTACCCTTCCAATCCACGTTAATACGAGGTTTAAACAAGATATTTCAAGTTAATGATATAAACCTTGATTTGTACTTTAAGTCGCTTAAACCCGCTGATTTCATTGATTTAGAAGTTACAAAGACACAAAGTGAAGAAGACCAAGAGAAAGAAGGCGTAACAAAAGAAGATATAAATACTGAGGAATTAGTGGAAATGGAAGCAATAGATGTTGATGATGATGATGTTTGTTTAGACTATTTTGATGAAATAGGTATTACACTTGATAAAGATGAATGGTTTGAGGCACATATTGAAGAATTAAGCGAACATAATATAGATAGTCGATACCACGAATTTGCTTATGCTCCTGCAGGGACACCAAATGTAGCTGATAGCTCTAGTGATATTGGAATGTTTAGAGTTTTATATAGATATTCACAAACATTATCTATTGATAAAAAAACAGGTAAAGTAACAAGTAGAAAGTTTTGCGAAAAGATGGTTGCTAAATCTAAACAAGGAACATTATATAGAATGGAAGATTTAAAGAAAGCATCACAAAAAGCTGTTAATAAGGGCTTTGGACCAAACGGTTCTAATACCTATAATATAGCCCTTTACAAAGGCGGTGCTAACTGTAAGCATAAATGGGAACGAGTGTTTTATTTTAGAAGGCAAGTACCTAAAGGACAAACATTTGTTGATGTTGATGGTAAAGAATACACAGAAGGCGAATACCTACCAAATGGAACGCTAAATAATTTTAGATTAGTATCACAGCAATTTGCTAATGGAAAAATGCCTATGCCTGATGATGCAGAAATGAGAAAAACAACTTGGAAAATGCCTAATCATGGATTTTTAAAACCAAGAAAAGAAACAGAACGAAGCAGGTCAACACCTGTATAAAATAAACAAATATGGCGATACAACATACATTAATGATTTCAGCCACAAGGCTAAAAAAAGACACAGCATTAGGTGGTTCAGTAGATGATAACTTAATAATGCCTTATATCTTATTAGCTCAAGATATGTATATACTACCTATTCTTGGAACTGATTTAGATGCTAAAATAAAGGCAGATATTCAAGCAGGTAGTTTGACAGGTAATTATAAAACACTTGTAGAAACTTATATACAACCTGCATTAGTGCAATTTTCTTTTGCAGAATTAGCACCATTT